GGCAATCAACGGCTACGTTGATGGTGCTTCACGTCCACTCTACTCAGCACAGGGTCAGACACAGAACGCTTCAGGCGCGACAGTCCCAACTTCAGTAGTAGGAAACGTCCTCGGTACTTCACTTATCGTGGATCACAACATCTCAGTATCAGGAATCGTTGATGAGTCAGCGTTCTTGGTTGCTCCAGAATCAGTCTACGTCTGGGAGTCACCAACAACACAGCTTCGCCTTAACGTCCTTACTTCAGGTGAACTCGAAGTCGCACTTTACGGATACCTTGCAATCGGTGTTCTTAAGGGTGGCGTTGGCGTTCGTCGCTTCAACCTCGCGTAAGCGAACCTAAGTCGCTTGAGGGGGCTGCCAGAGCCCTTGCAGTCCCCTCAAGTCTTTAGAAAGGAATAGCATGTCTCTCACAACAGTTGCAGAACTTCGCACAGCACTAGGCGTAGGCACTCTCTACGCTGACGCGACCCTGCAAGAAGTGTGCGACGCAGCAGACAACGTGCTACTCCCATTCATCTGGGCTAATACAACTCCAACAACAGGGCATAGCAACACAACCAATACAGGCACTTCTTACTTCGATGAGAGTGTTCGCGACGTGTTCTACGTCGGACAGACTGTAGTCATTACAGGTTCAGGCTCTAAGCACAACGGCTCAAAGACCTTGACGGCAGTTGGCGAGTATTCAATCACTTACGCCATTACTGGCAACAACAACACAGCTACTCCTTACCACCCAGTTAATCCTTTTGGCTTGGTAACAGCAGACACTTACTTAGATCCTTCAACAGTTCCTGCAATTCAGGAAGCTTCTCTCATGATTTCAATCGATATCTGGCAGTCACGCCAAGCACCTTCAAGCGGTGGCGTATCTATCGACGGCTACACCCCAAGCCCTTACCGCATGGGTAACACACTCCTTGCTCGCGTTCGTGGCTTACTTGCTCCATATCTTGACCCTCGTTCTATGGTGGGCTAATGACAGCCATCACCACACTTCGTTCTAGCATCGCAACGGCTCTTACTGATAACTCAAAGTATTCAGTATTCTCATTTCCTCCTGCTACACCTATTGCTAACAGCGTCATTGTCACTCCTGCTGATCCTTATATCGTGCCGTCTAACAATGACTACACAGCAATTAGCCCAATGGCTAACTTTAAGATTTCTATCCTTGTCCCATTGCTAGACAATGAGGGCAACCTTGCTGGCATCGAAGCCGACGTAGTTCGGGTGTTCGCGCTCCTTGAAGCGTCCAGCATTGTATTTAACGTCGGAAGCGTCAGCGCGCCAAGCGTGTTGTCAATCGCTTCTGGAGATTTACTGACTTGCGACATTGCAATCAGTACCCTTACGGAATGGAGTTAATCATGTCAGATTGGCAAGATGAACAGAAAGCGTTCTTGGAGAAAATCGGACAGGTTGCTCCATCAACACCCGCACCAGCGAAACCAACAAAGAAAGATGAGGAATAACTGAAATGGCAGTTTTCTTAAATAATGGCGTATCCGTAACTGTGAACTCAGTTGATCTCTCTGACCACGTTACAAGCATTACACTCAACCGCACATTCGATGAACTCGAAGTGACAGCAATGGGTGATTCAGGTCACAAGTTCGTCAAGGGACTAGAAGCATCTTCTATTACTATTGACTTCCTTAACGACACAGCTACAGGCGAAGTCCTCCAGACTCTACAGGCAGCATGGGGAACAAACGTCACAGTAGTAGTCAAGCAGACTTCCGCAGCAGTATCAGCGACAAACCCTTCTTACACAATGACATGCCTTGTCAATAACACAACCGACATTAACGGCGCGGTTGGCGACCTTGGCACACAGTCAGTAACTTGGAACGTCTCAGGTACAATCGCTGTAGCGACAGCTTAATAAACTAACAAAGGGGCTAACATGGCAAAGCTAAAGGTAACAAGGGCTGACAACTCAGTAACAGAGTATGAAATTACTCCGCTGATTGAATACGCCTTCGAGCAATACGCCAAGAAGGGCTTTCACAAAGCTCTTATAGAAGATCAGAAGCAATCGGACGTTTACTGGCTATGCTGGGAAGCAATCCGTCGCTCAGGTGAAGCGGTCAAACCCTTTGGGGAATCATTCCTTGAGACACTCAAGTTTGTTGAGGTCTTAGAGTCTGACCCTTTAGGGTAGATCGGAACTCCCTCACCTATCTCGTAGCTCGCTTGAGCTACGAGTATGGAGTTCCCTTCCAAACCATTGTGGAACTACCTACGATGGCGTTTAAGGCACATGTAGAAGTTCTCAAGGATATAGCAAAGGAGCGTGACAATGCCAGTAAAGCTACAAGGCGCGGTCGCTCTTAGAAAAGCCTTGGCTATCGTTGAACCAACTTTGGCAAAAGAAGTAACAAAAGAAATTGCTTCTTTCCTTAAACCAGTAGTTCGCAACGCTCGCGGATTTGTGCCAAGCAACGAAGATGCTCCTAGCGGTTGGCTCAAGCGTCCTAACGCTGGCGGTCGCTGGGCTACTCGTTACTATGACCAAAACATTGTGCGTCGTGGCATTACTTACAAGGCAACTCCGAGCAAGCCTAACCGCAATGGTTTTCAGGCTCTTGCTTCTATTTTTAACAAGTCCGCAGCTGGTGCTATCTACGAAACAGCAGGACGAAAGTCTGGCGTGACTGGAAACTTTAGCCCTCGACTTGGTGGTTCAATCAAGGGAGCTACCCAAAAGACTCGCGGTCGTGCAATTTTTAGAGCCTTTGAAGAAGATCGTGGCAAGGCGCAAGACGGAGTTGTAAAGGCAATCTTTAAGGCTAAAGACAAGTTTGACTCGATGAAGGATAAGGTCTAATGGCAGATTTAAGAATTGACTTAGCCGCCGAGTTCAAGGGCAAGAAGGCTTTCAAGGAAGCCGACAAAGCCACAACTGGTCTTGAGAAATCAGTAAAGAAGTTAGGCAAGAGCCTAGGCGTTGCCCTCTCAGTTACAGCCATTGCTGCTTTCGGTAAGGCTGCTGTAAAAGCGTTTGCAGACGATGAGAAAGCAGCCAAGCAGCTAGCCAACACTCTTAACAATCTTGGTCTTGCTTTTGCTACTGCTCAGAATGAAAAGTTCATTCAAAGCCTAGAAGCTAGTTCTAACATTCTCGATGACGTTCTTCGTCCATCGCTACAGAAGTTGATTACCACTACTGGATCACTTACTTATGCTCAGGACTTGCTGACCAAGGCAACTGACATATCACGCGGCTCTGGTCTTGATTTAGCCACAGTCGCTAATGACTTAGCCCTTGCTTATGTAGGTAACACACGCGGGTTGATGAAGTACGGCTTGGGTCTTACCAAAGCTCAACTTGCCGCAATGTCTTTTGAGCAGATTATGGCTGCTCTCAACAAGCAGTTTGCTGGTGCTAACGCAGCCTACCTCGACACCTACGCTGGCAAGATGGACGCTCTTACAGTTGCTTCTGCTAATGCTAAGGAGACAATCGGTAAAGGCTTGCTTGATGCTTTTACAATCCTTGCAGGTGGGGCAGAAGGAAGCATTACAACAGTCACAGACGCTATTGACAAGCTGGCAACTGGTATCGCTAACGTCATTACTGGTACTGCTTACTATGTAAAGCAGTTACTAGACAATCCAATTATCAAGAACCTACTTAAAGCTGCTTACTGGCTGGCTACACACACAGGCGCGTTGGCTGGAGTTAAGCGAGCAGCCGATAAGGGTCAAAGCCTAAGAAAAGAAGAAAAGACTCCAGAACTTACAGCTTCACAGAAGGCATTGCTCGAATCACAGCGTAAACAAGCAGAAGCCAGCGCAAAGATTGTCAAGGCTCAAAAGGCAGCCACAGCGGAACAAAAGAAGCAAGCCGCTTTAAAGAAGGCTGGAACTATCTTTGACCTAGAGCAGATTCAGATCATTGCTGCTCTTAAGGGACAACTTTCAGCAGAAGAACGCAAACGCTTAGAATTGCAATTTGCACTACTTGTGGGTAACGAAGATGAAGCCAAGAAGCTAACTTATGAATTAGCGAAGGCTCAAGGACTAGGCGAGCAACTGGCTCGTTATCTTGCATCACTCCCAGCAGCTAAGAACCCGTTCGCTTCATGGGAAGCCTATCTTGACATGATTGCTGAAAAGGCAAAGCAGATTGCTAGCATGACAGTCAATGCTCCTACAGGCACAGCGGCTGCCGCTGCCGCTAACGGCACAGCATCACCAGCGACAGTTGGCACTAACGTCTCAACTAACGTCCCAGTCATGGGCTTTACTCCACCACCTACTGGTACATACGGCACTTCTACAGGAGTGGTACAAGGTCCTCAAGTAATCGAACTCAAGATTACAGGCGACGGAGACTTGACTAACACAATCGCTAAGAACCTTATGCAGCAGAGCCTTTCATCAGGAAACCAGACCTACGTCAATCGACGCACAGGCGGCTTTGAGTAATGGCGTTACCTGCACAAATAGCAGTCTCTTTCGACTTTAGCTCTGGAGCAACATTCGGAGCAGGGTTCGTCATAGGTTCACCCGACAACGGCGTGATTGGCGTAAACCGCTTCGGCTCATCTGATGTAGTTATCCCTACAGTTGATCTCACTCCTGACGTTTACTCAATCTCAATTCGTCGTGGTCGCAACGTTATGAAGGACACCTACGAGGCTGGCACAGCCATTGTGAGAGTCCTAGACCCATTGGGTTACTTTAACCCGCAGAACCCTTCATCGCCCTATTACGGCTATCTAGTGCCTTTGCGTAAGCTGCGCATCTCAGCAACAACAGCAACCGCAGAACATTTCCTATTCTCTGGCTATGTCAATGATTACCGCTATACCTTCCCTGTAGGTCAGGAAACTGCCTACGTTGACATTCTCTGCACAGACGGCTTCCGCCTCTTGCAGATGGCTAACGTGGGAACTGTGGCAGATACCCCAGCAGGACAAGACACAGGCACTCGCATTGGCAAAATTCTCGATGAGGTTGGATTCCCTGCATCTATGCGCTCTATTGCCACAGGTGTAACTACCTGCGTTGCTGATCCTGCAACTATTCGCACAACCCTAGAAGCTGTCAAGAACGCAGAGTTCTCAGAAGGACTTGGCGCGTTCTACATGTCACCAGACGGCACAGCAGTCTTTAAGTCTCGCTCTGAGGTAGCTTCAACCCTTGCTGCTACTGTTACAGAGTTTAACCAGACAACAGGTATCCCTTACCGCTCAGTCAAGTACGCCTTCGATGACAAGCTCATTATCAATGACGTGAAGTTCAACCGCGTAGGCGGTACAGCACAGAACGTATATAGCCAGACTTCTATCGATAAATACTTCCCTCATGGCTTGACTCAAGAGAACCTCATAGCTGAGACAGATACCATCGTTGCTGGCATTGCTGGCAACTACGTCAATACTCGCAAAGAGACCACTATCCGCATTGACGAGATGACTGTGGACTTGCTAGACCCAGCAGTACCAACCGACACAATGATCGGGTTGGACTACTTCGACAACCTACAGATTACAAACGTGACCCAAGAAGGTTCAACGATTGTGAAAACCCTGCAAGCGCAAGGCTTCGCATGGGATATAACACCCAATAAAATGACTGTATCAATTACGACTTTAGAGCCGATTCTTGATGCTTTCATCATTGGTAGCACCACCTTTGGTATAATCGGCACATCAACATTGAGCTACTAGGAGCAACATGGCAACCTTTCCAGTCACCACAGGCGACGTACTAACAGCGGCAATCTATAACTCGCTAACCGCTTTCACAGTAGGCTCAGACCAGACAGCGGACTACACCGCAGTCCTAGCGGATCAGTACCAAGTCCTAGTTCCTATGAACAAGGCAACAGCAGTAGCCTTCAAGATTCCTACCAACGCAAGCGTGGCTTATCCGATTGGGACTGCCATCACAGTATTAAACAAAGGCGCGGGTACTGTAACCATTTCGGCAGTAACGAGCGGCACTACGAGCGTACTGTCAGCGGGTGCAGTTGCAGCTTCTCCAACCTTGGCGCAATACAAGACAGCGGTCTGCATCAAGACTGCGACTGACACTTGGTACGTTGTGGGTGGCATCGCCTAATGCTCAACGTTGTCTCAGGGCTTTTATCAGGCGGCGCTGCTCCAGCAGCGGCAACGTCTTACGAGTCTATTTCAACTGTAACGCTTGGCTCAGACCAAACCACTATCACGTTTTCTTCAATAGCCAGCACTTGGAAGCATTTACAAATCCGTTATATTGCAAAAGCTAACGTAGGCTCAAACTATGCTCAGTCTATAAATATGCGCTTCAATAGCGATACTGGCTCAAACTATAGCCGCCATTTTCTAGGGGCATATACTGGCGGTTATGCAGCGACAACAGCTGGCGGAGATGCAACTCAAAACATTATTAACCTTTTTAGCGGAGTTTCTTCAACTAACTGGAACGCTTCGACATTCGGTGCTGGAATAATCGACATTTTAGATTATCAGAATACAAATAAATACAAGACAGTTCGTTCGTTAGCAGGAGCAGAATCTAACGATTCTTCAACTTTGATTAGCACTTTAGGTTTATCTTCTGGGCTTTGGCAAAGCACATCTGCCGTCACCTCAATCTCTCTTACAAGTAATGGAGATTTCAAGCAGTATTCATCATTCGCGCTCTACGGGATTAAGGGGTAAATCATGGCAGCAGGTTCAACATATACCCCGATTGCGACTACTACTTTGGGAAGCAATCAAGGAACAGTTACTTTTTCGTCAATTCCTACTACTTACACAGACTTGCGCTTAATCATTAACGGCGGTTTCGTAGATGATGGATTCATTTTTGGAATAAGAGTTGGCAACGGGTCAGTAGATTCAGGCACTAATTATTCATTTACTTGGATGCGCGGTAATGGAACATCTGCAACGTCTGGTCGTTACACAGGAATGTCATTAGGAGCAGCTTGCGAGGAAGGTAAAAACGACCTCAATAATATCTGTATCGTTGATTTTATGAACTATTCCAATACTTCAACATATAAAACTTGGGTAACGCGTAAAGGCAACGCAGGTAATACTACAGACTCAACAGTAAATTTATGGCGTTCTACTTCTGCAATTAATACAATAGCTATTGCTGAATCAGGAGCAGGCGGAACAGGTTCATTTAACTATGGCAATATGCTTGCTGGTACAACCTTCACCCTCTACGGAATTCAGGCGGCATAATGGCAAACACCTTTGAACTTATCTCGTCCACAACTGTAGGCTCTACGCCTGTAGCATCAGTTTCATTCTCGTCGATTCCTAGCACCTATACAGACCTAGTGTTAAAAGCATCGGCAAGATTTAGCGGTTCACAGAACTGGCTTTTGATTTCTTTCAATGGTTCGACATCAAACTTTTCGGTTCGTGGAGTTTATGGAACAGGCTCAAGCCCTGGCTCGTTTACGGGTTCACAGAATTCATTGCTTGGAAACGACAGCACTTACACAGCCAACACCTTCTCAAATGGCGATTTATATATTCCTAATTATGCAGGCTCTACTTACAAGTCTTACAGCATTGACACAGTTCAAGAAAACAATGCAAGTTCGCCTGTATATGGATTTTTGAATGGTGGGTTGTGGTCAGATACTTCTGCCATCACCTCAATCACTTTAACTCCCGAAGGTTCGGGCGTGAATATCGTGCAGCACAGTTCCTTCTACCTATATGGAGTCAAAAATGCCTAAAAACCCAACAAGAATCGAAATCAACTGCGAGACAGGCGTTGAGTCAATCATTGAACTCACCGATGCCGAGGTTGCTGAACTTGCTTATCAGGCAGAGTTAGCAGCTGAGAAGAAGGCTGAAGAAGAAGCACAGGCAGAAGCCGCTGCAACTGCTAAGGCTGCACTTCTTGAGAAGCTCGGAATCACAGCAGACGAAGCCAAGCTTCTATTGGCATGACCCCAAAGTTATGCAAAGCGGGGCAACAATTAAGGCTTCAGGTCGATGATAGTTTCCCAGATAGAGATCGCACCTCAGACGGCTGGATTGGCGACACTCGTCATTCGGCACGTCCTTCTGACCACAATCCTGATGCAGCGGGCATCGTCCGAGCGGTTGATATTGACAGGGATTTATCTGGTAAAGCAAAAGCAGACCTCATGCCTTACCTTGCAGATCAGATTCGACTCTGCGCTCGACGTGGCGATAAGAGAGTCGCTTACATCATCTTTGATGGAAAAATCGCAAGCGTACGAAGCCTTTGGCGTTGGAGACCATATAAGGGAATCAACGCGCATGTTAAGCAT